CTAAAATACCGCCGGCAAGAGCTTTGCCCATCATCACGCCGGTTTTTTTAAACGCTTTTCCGATTTTCGCGACTCTCATCGTCGAAAGGCGGGTAAAATTTTTAACCTGTCTCTGCATCTGAGAGATGGGTTTAGTCATTTTATTGACCGCCCGGAACTGGGCTTCAACGCTGAATTTACCGGCCATGACGATTTTGTTGCGGAGTGGTTGATTGAATCAGAGAATCGTGAAGGGCGTTGTAAAAAAATTTAATTTCATGCAGTGTCAACGTTCGGTAATCGGGAATCCCGGAGTAATCAAGACATATCTGTAAAACCATCTGTCGAACGGCGTCCGCGCCGCGAACTTTTTTGACACGGCCATTTTGAACCAGCTCCGCGCTTACGAGCCTAAAAAAAGCGAATAAACACCCTGGATGAATTTCGCGTCTATGCCGTGCATTCTGGTCAGAACCGTGACTGGTTGATTGATGGCGTTCGCGCAATAATGCGTGAATTTCATCATGTTCTTATCTTTGCGCCCGCGATCCATATCCGTCCAGCCGCCCCAGGGAGGAATACTCAACGTCACCACGTTAAGTTTTCCGATCTCTTTTTTTAACGTGTATTCAATATCCCCGTCTTCCTTAACGACTGCTTTTCCGTCCATAATTTTCTGAATCACCCGCCTTTTGTGAGTCCTGAAACTGTCAGCGTCCTCTTCAGTCATCGTCGAAACATCGATGTCAAGCTCCCAGGACTCCGCGAAGCGGACAAACTCTTCTTCGGCCACTTCGAAGGCGATTTTAGGAATTTTATTCTCAGGAACTTCTTTAACTTCTACAATATCACTCATAGCATCCTTCTCTAATGCCGTTAAATAAAATTACTGTTGAGTTAAAACTCCGATTCCCTTCAAGGCGATCGGAACAGTCGCTTTTTGTGAAGAAGCGGCAATTTCGCCAGTTATCTGACCGACTCCCTGATAAATAACGCCGTCCGCAAGCCCGATCGTAATATCCCCAAAAGTTTTCCGGCTGGCGGCGTCCTGGATATACTCATGATCTTCTTTTTCATGATCATTCGAGACAACAAGCCCGTCCAACGACCAAGGCATTTTACTTTTTATCAAACGGCCAGTGTCGTCGCCGTTCATCTCTACGTCATTATTGTCGCCGCCGAGCTGAATATTTACCTCAACATCCGCCACCGGCGACAAATTACGACCGAATAATGAAAAACTCTCAACATATCCTGCCACTGCTGACATTTTTACTCCTTAAGCCGCCAACGCCGAACCGAAGTAAAAACCCCACTTCTGCGTAATCGCGATCTGATTAGTGTTTCCTGTTATCTGATAATTAAAAGACAAATCCAGCCGTTTCGGGTTTGCAGCGTTTATGCCGGCCAAAATGCTTTTTTTAGCCGCCACCGGATCGGCGATAATGCCCTCCGCGAAAAGCCCGTCGATCATACCGGCAACCGCCGCGACCGCCGTTGAAGGTCGCCGGGCGTTCGAATTTGTCACTCCTGTTTGCCCGTCTGGAATAAGAATTTTTCCTTTCCAGTCATCGGCCTCGAAAATTTTTCTGATATTAAAAGTCACATTCATGACTTTCTGAATATCAACAACATATCGATACGCGGGAGTGGTGTCTCCGGTCGGATGATAAAATGTGATCGTGTCCGACATTTCAATAACATTGTCGACAACTTCAATAGTTGACGACCCCGCTTTTACGGCAAAATCTCTCTCGGAAAATTCCCACTGCAAATTATCCGCGCCGGGCTCCAGGCCGTCAGCTTTCTGACCGGCGTAATCGGTCGGCGGATTATCGTTCGCGACCTGGGCGATTCGGGCGAGCTGGCGAGCCGCCACTACAAGCGGCAGCTCTTTACTTCCGGGAGCGACAAGTTGAACATTGATCCGGTCGTCCTTACGGGCGTCGGATGTTGTGACCGCGAGCGTCGGGCTTGCTTCTGTGTTGCCGGTGAACACCACAAAAGGTTTTGGTTTAATCGGGAGCCAGCGACCTTCTCCGAATGTCTGATATTTGTCCAGATTGGTTGTGTCGTCGATAGTCAGACAGTTCATAACAAGCGTCTCCCAAACACTCCCAAATTTATCCAGGGCCGGCTGAACGTCAGGATTTCCCGCCCCGCCGGTCGGCTGAACGACTGTGAACGTCAAGCCGTCCTCTTCTCCAATAACCTCTATAAAAAGATCATTCCCGTAAATTCCTTTAGCTTTTGCTGTGATATCCACGGCCGGAGCTGAATCGGAGGCAAGAGCCGGCATCGCGACATTTGCGTTTATCCCGGCCAGTAACAAGGCGACGGCCGCCGCCGGCGTGGTCGTGGCGGGAATTAAAATTGCCTCGCTGACTTTCTCATTAATTTTAATAAAGTAAACCTTGTCGGAATTTTGCTCGATCCCTGCAACGGTTATCGTGCCGGCTGCGGCGGTTGTTCCATCAACGAGCGGATAGACGGTAAGAGGAATTGTCCCCAGTCCATCGCCGGTCGCGGGAAGAAGCTGCTCGGCCGCAAGATGAAGCGGACTTCCAAAACCATAAATCTGACCAACTTCCAGAGCGGAAAAAACTATTCTTTTATCGGTTAAATATGTCGCCAGCGTCGAGCCTGATCCAATCAGCGCGAGTCTTTGAGGCAACAACACCACTCCTCCGCTTAAATCCTGATATCTAGTTTCAACGCCCACAACGCGCGCCACAGCGGACGCCTGAATTGCGTCTGAAATTGCTGACATTTTTTATCCTGTTAGATCGAATTCATAGACGACCTGACCGTCGCCCGTAAACGTTGTTTGAGCCTGCAACAGCTCTAAATTTTCATACGGCCCCTCAAGAGCTGTTTCAAGATGTTTCACCGCCAGAGTTATTCTCGCGGCGGAGACCGGGATTGACTGTTTGTCGTAATCAGTCACAAACCGCGCAATATTCTGAATCCACCGCGCGCCGACGATCCCTTTCATATTCAGATACGTGTAGTCGTTTCCCGGTTGAGACACGTCGGCGGGAACTGAAAATAGGATATTTCTGACAAGACGAACGATTCTTTTAGCTTTTTCATTCGCCGCTTTGTCTCCGACGAATTGGCCGGTTCCTGTTAATTTTTCGGTTATGGAATCCGCGATTATGTCTATATTGAACATACTTGGATCAGCGACCTGATTCACAGCCGGCAACGATTGCGCTTGATCAAAATTTAACGACTCCCACCAGACATTGACAATCGGAATAATGGGCTCTTCATCATCCGGAAGAAGTTCCCACGGATTTGAGCGCTCGACATAGACTTTGAATTCCCAAAGCGCGGGATCTTTGCCGGCGGCAAGAGCAAGAGCTTGCTGATTAACAGTTTCAACCGCGAGAATAGAGGCGATCTCGTTTGTAATCAACTCAAAATTGTCATATTTATCGATAAGGGGAAGAGGCATTTTTAAACTTTTATCAATTCAAGAATTATAGTCACGATTCCAAGCGACCTGTCGGGCCGCGCTTCAACAACCGTAAATTTTCGTTTTACGCCGTTCGCGTCGGCGAACTCGAATATCCATGGATTCTTGTTTTCATCCGGCTCCCGCTTGGGGATTTCAAAACCTTTTGCGGTTAACGTTGATATCCTGACCGCGACGTGAGCCGTTCTCACGCTCACGGACGAATCATTATCAAGATCAAGCAACAGATGAACATCACCGCTCTGAACCTGAAAAGTATCGGTCGTTCCGGCCGGATTGGTTATATCGCAATCCATGCCAAAACCCATCTCGGAGTCCTCCAGCGTCATCGCTAAATCCTGTTCGGCAACATCGCGAAGATTCATTTTTTCTTTCGCTTCGCTCCGCCGGGAGCAATCTTAGACTTCTCGTCTGACTCACCAGAGTCGGGTGATTCTTCAGGGGAGCCGGGATCGACTGGTTCACCGGAATCGCCTGGTTCTTCGTCAAGATGATCAATACTTATTTGCGAACCTTCAGACAGCATTTCTTTAGGACCTGACGGACGTATTAACGCGCCCTCTTTCAAAAGATTATAATATTCGGATGATCCCCCTTTTAACATATCAGCCGTGACCGGAGCGGGAGGAAACGCGACTCCTTTTTTTGTCCAGACCGTTCTTCCTTCGGCGACTATCGCCTTTTTCTCTTCTTTTTTCGACATCTTGCTCCTTATGTCACGATCATGACGCCATACCCATCGATTTCAACGGGAACGGCCAAAGGTCGCGAACGAACTCCCAATTTTATCGCGCGCGCTTCGTTATCAATAAAAGCGTAGGGAATCATTTTTCCGCGCTCGATCGACGGCATCTGATTAAGACCGGTAAAACCAGCCAATTCCGCGCTCACATTATTTGTCAGACTGGGAATCCCCGCGTAAAACAAACGGAAATCAGGCATGTCAGGCAACACCACAATCCGGTCGACCGGAATATAGGGCTGTTTTGTGCCCGCGTTCGGTAAACCGAAGCCGGTCGGAATACCAACAAACTGAGGATAACTCCATATATTAAGTTTGTAATCTTCGGCGGAAAAAGTTCCATGATATTTCGCGCCTTGATCTCTTGCGATCGGAGACGTGATCGACATCCGGTCCAGTTGTTGAAATTTATCTCCCTGGGCTTTCACCACAGCGTTATTCAGAAATTTAGACAAAGCGGTCGACCCGAAAACCGCGTCCACGATTTCTCGAACGCCATCTTTTCTGACTCGCTGGCCCAAAACTCCGAAATCGGCGAAAGGATCGCCGGCGGCCGTCCAGGCGGTCGGCGTTGTGTAAACGTGAGTGGCCTTTTGCTTGAAATCTATTTCATCGCCATTTATCAGAGTAATCTTTCCAAAAAACAGCGCGTCGCGGCATTGCAACTCTTTCGACCGTATAATTTTATTTCTCAACGCATTCAAACGGTCCATTAGAATCATCGCCAGATCGCGGGTATAGGCGTTCGGATTACTCACATTATCATAAATCGTTTGTCCCGGCAATATTTTGTTCAATTCAGCCGCCGTCACATACGCGTATTCGTCATATTCAGGAGGCTCATATTCTTTCCTGGTGAAAATATTGAACTCATTTCCACGTCCGCCGGCGTTTTTCTTCACATCGACGGCGTATTCTTCTTTTCCCCTGACAGCGTCGATCTGAACTTTATCACCGTAAAATATAAATTCATCCGGAGTTTTAAAAAAACTCTGCAAAAATCTGCTGACCGGCTCTTCTTCTTTAAAAGCGGCCGCCAGATATGTTTTTAGATTTGCCATAATTTTTTAAGAATTAAGTGTGCTCAAAATCAACATTACTGATTGTCCTGAATTCGTTGAACCGCCAGATCTTCGGCATAAATGCCGTATCTTCGCAGGTAAAGCCGAAAATCATCTTCCGCTCCGGCCGGAATAGTGTCCAATGTGTCGGTGCCGTCAAAAACAAGTTTTGCGGCGTCCACTCCTCCCTTTATGATAGCCCTGACAAGTTTGTCTCCAGCTCCGGCAAAAACAGCTTCTTCCGCGAGAACAACTTTCGCGTTCGCGACAACGGCCGTCCCGCTGACCGTCGCCTTATATTTCCCGGCGACGGCGTCAAAAGCGATAACCTGACCAGCCGGATATGTAACCGCGCCGGCGGCGTTCAATGTAATATCGCCATATCGATTATCCCAGATCGCCAGGGAACCGCTATCAAAATTTTCAATACTCGGTTGATTACCCATTTTT